TGAAACTGGCGATTTATATTTAACTCAAAATACTAATGATGGTAGCATAATATTTAGATCGGATAATGGTATTGGTGGCGTTACAGAATATTTTAAAATAGATGGTAATATTAATAGAAATGTTATAACTGTAACAACTCAGATAGGTGATAATACACCTTTAATATTTGGTGCTGGTGCTGGTCGACCAAGTATAAAATATGATTCAACAGCTCAACAATTATTTATAAGTGGTGAATCTAAGTTTTTAGATAATGTTATTTCAGTAGGTGACATTGAAACCACAAATGGTGTAATTGATATTTATAAATATACAAATACATCATCAAGTGTAATTGGCACGACATTATTAACATTAACAAATAATGTAGGTACATCAACTGTCGTTGGAGATTTAAACCAACAAAAAACATTTATTGATTTTAATTTGTTAGATGGGAATGATAACGAATATCCACAAGTCAGAATAGGTGCTGAGGTTGGACAAAATGGTGATGCAAATTCACAAATACTAGAGGGTTGTGGTGCTTTTGTAGTTTATACAAATAATGCTACTGGTAATGGACCTGGTTCACCAACTGGATTAGCTGAGAATTTAAGAGTTGATTTTGAAGGCACTACAACAACACCTCGAATAAGATTATCAGGGGCATCAGATGCAAGCATAACAAGCACAGGTCATGGCTTTCAAGTAGGCAGTACTGATACCGCAAATATTATTGCTGATGGAAATGAGATAATGGCTAGGAATAATGGTGCTGTATCTGCATTAGCATTTAATCCTGATGGTGGTGATGTAACTTTTGGCGGTAATGTTAATGCTTCAACAATGTCTGGCTCTGGTAATTTAAATGTACATGGTCATACGACTACAACAGAATTAAATTTGCCTAGTGGTGGTCAAATTGATTGGGATAGTGGTGATGCTAGAATAGTTGAAGGTTTAGTAAATAATTACAGTTTAAGTTTTCAGACATTTAATGGTACTGCTATTGATACTGCTTTGAGATTAGATGGCGATAATACAGCGCATTTTAGTAATAATGTTACAACAGCTACAAAATTTATTCAAACTGGTACATCGACAAATTTACTTGCTGGAAGTATTAAAATAGATGCAACAAATCCGACTTTAACTTTACAAGCTAGTGTTAATCCAGGAAATGCAAATATTCAATTTCTTGATAGCTCAAGTGGTGTAGAACAGAGTATTAGTGCTAATAGTAATGATTTATTAATAACAACTAGAGCTGGTGAAATTAAATTTAATACAGCACAAACATTAGCAGCAACATTAGATACAAGCCAAAATTTAGAAGTTGTTGGAACAGTCACAGCAACTGGATTTAGTGGACCATTAACTGGTAATGTTACAGGTAATGTAAACGGTAATTTAACTGGTAATGTTACAGGTAATGTAACTGGTTCAGCAAGTTTAAATTTGCTTAAATCTGGCGGAACAATGAGTGGCACACTTACAATGAATGGCAACACTATTAGCATGGGTAATGGTTCAATTACAAATGCCAATTTGTTATCATTTAATGACCCTGGTGGTAATGAGGGAATCGAATGGTTGAGTGGCAATTTGTGGAAAATATTTGAATCACCAAATGACTTTACTAATGCGGCTGGTAATTTACAATTTGCAAAAGATACAACAAGAGCAATGACTTTAGATACATCTGGTAATTTATTTGTTCTAGGTAATTTGACTGCATCATCTGGTACCGGTCATTTTTCAATAGTTAATTCATCAGCTTATCAGTTAAATGGTACTTATGTAATGGATTCTAGTAGAAATTTAGTTAATATTGGTACTATATCATCTGGTGCAATAAACATAGATAGTACTAGTGATGGCTTATTTATAAAACAAACTACAAATGCTGGATTTGCAAGTATTAAATTTAGTGATGATACAAATGACACACAATTTGGATATATAAAATATACACACGCTGACTCGCAATCTCGTGGTGGTGGTTCAAGTTTATGGTTGCTCGGTCAAAATGATCATACTGTTGTTGTAGGCGATGGTACGAATACTGGTCGTATAATAGTAACAACACAGAATAGTGTGGATGAGGTTGATTATGGATTTTATAGTGATTTAAATACTGGTATGTATCAACCAGCAGATAATCAAGTTGGTTTGGTTTCAAATGGTTCAAGAAAATTATTAGTTAGAACTGGTGGTGTTGTAATTGAAAATGGATATTTAAGAACCATAGCTGGTTCTGTCAGCTCACCAGGATTACAAATAGGAGATACAGATACTGGATTTTATGATTCTGGTTCAAATCAAATAGGTGTTTCTTTAGGAGGTGTTTTAGCAGTAGATTTTCGACCTACGACAACAACTTTTGTTGGTAGTGGTAGTTTTGGTGGCAATCTAGTCGTTAACAATTTGTTAACTATAAATATAGATGACATTTCTACTGGAGAAAACAGAGGTTTAAAACTTTATAATTCAAATTCTACTGGTCAACAATGGAATATAACAACTGGTGTTACTGGTGTTGAAAACACATCTTTTTGTGTAAGGGATTCAACTGGTAATGTAAATGCTTTACAATTAGCTAAAGTAACTGGTAATGCAGCTTTTTCTGGCAATATAACTACTGGTTCTATTATAAACACAAGCATTCCACTATCAATAAATAAAAATAAACCTGGAAATGTTGCTATTGCCTTTTTAAGAAATTCCGCTACATCTGGTGGCAATGGTTTAGTTGTAGATGTAACAAACATACCAGGTGATTATATAGCTGATTTTAGAATTGGCAACAGTTCAAAAGTAAAAATTGATTCACAAGGAAATTTAGGTGTTGGAATTGATCCAGTATATAGAATACACGCATACAATCCTACTGGAAATGTGGTTGCTAGATTTGAAAGTGGCGATCCAACTGTTTGGATTGATTTACATGATAATAATTCTAGCACTTATGGTGTTCTTTTAGGTGCTCAAGGAACTGATTTTATTATAGCACCTAATAATACACAAGTTGTAAGAGTAAAACAAAATGGTCGAGTAGGAATTAATACAGATGACCCTTCAACATCTCTTGAGGTTCATAACACAATAAAAATAGGTGAAACTGGTGTTACTGGTGGAAGATTAATTTCTGGTGATTCAATGATTTTTCAAATTGATTCAGATGATACTTCTGGTACCTCTAGTTATAGATTTAGATGTAATGGAACTGGTGATAATGGTACTGAATTAATGCGTTTAAATGAATCTGGTTTATTAGGTATTGGAACTGGTGCTACTATTGGAGCTGATATTCATATTAAAAGAGCTGGTGATGCAAGTATAATAATTGAAGCGGATAGTGATAATGTAGGTGAAAATGATAATCCAACACTAGAATTAAGACAAGATGGTGCTATTATAACCTCAAGATATGGAATAAATGGCGATGCAAACAATCAATTTACTGGTGCAATAGGAAATGCCGCTTATATACACGCAATGGGTGCTATTCAATTAGCACCTGATGGTGGATTAATTTCAGCAACTTTTAAAGATGGTGCAATGTTAATTGATGGTACCGCTGGTGAAGTACCTTCTTATAAATTAGATATTAGAAATGCTGGAAGTAATGGAATAAACATAACTGGTACTGGTGCTTTTGTAAGATGGAATTCTGGTGATATGCAAATTAGAAATGCTGGTAGTTATAAAATGTCATTTGATACTTGGAATGGTACATCTTTAAATGAAAAAATGACTATATCTGGTGGCGGTACTGTTCACGCAAATACTCGTTTAGATGTTGGTTCAACAACTTGGACAGGATACGCATCAAATCCAATAGGAAAATTAAACGTTGAAACTCCTGGTGATAATGCAATAAATATATTTAATACTAATGAGGGTTGGGCATATTTAAAGTTTATTGATTCACAAAGTAATGGCTCACAGTGGGGTAGAATAGGATTTAGTTCTGGTAGTGGTAATCCCATGAAAATTGAGAACATGGGTAATACTGCAATTTATATTACAAGTGCTGGGAATGTTGGTATTAAAAAAACAAGTGGTATTTCTTATGCTTTTGATGTAACTGGAGATATTAGAGCTACTAGTGATGTAATTGCATTTTCCGATAGGAGAGTAAAAGAAAATATTATTACCATTGGCAATGCTTTAGATAAAATAACTAAATTAAGAGGTGTAACATACACCAGAAAAGACATTAATGATAAATCAACCAAAGTTGGTGTAATTGCTCAGGAAATTTTAGAAGTATTGCCAGAAGTTGTTAGTCAAGATGATCAAGGTTTATATTCTGTTGCTTATGGTAATATGGCTGGTGTATTTATAGAAGCTATAAAAGAATTAAAAGCAGAGGTTGACAATTTAAAACAAGAAATAAAAGAACTAAAAAAATAAATTATGGCTTGTCCTGATATATCACAAGATGAAATTACAATGCGTAAAACTGCCAGAGAGAGGTTGGGTGCTGGTTACGATTCTAGTTATAGTGTAACAAATCCAATTTATATGAGTGATTTACAAAGAATGTCAGGTGGTGATTCTAGTGGCTCTGGGAATTCATTTTTAGCAGTTAATACATTAAATCCAGTAGAAAACCGACCAGATGGTGAAAATCCATTGAGTTTTGCTGAGTTTAGTAAGTATAATCAAACTGTAACTAGAACGGCATTTAATTATGTTTACAGCACACAAAATAGTTCTAGTGCTTGTGCGGCGGCAATACCATCACCATCACCATATTTTCATACTGATACAGAAAATCTAGTACCTGATGCTGGTGGCGGTCAATATACTGCATACACAACTATTAGTGGCTCACAAGTTGCTACTGCTGGTTATTATGCTATTTATGAAACTGGTAATTTTCCAACTGCTAGCGGTAAATGGATGCAAGTAGGTAATAATGGATCAATATTGGCTGTTGGTAATTGTTAAAATAAATGTTTAAATTTGTAAAAAATTAATATTATGGCAATAAATTATAATTGGATTATACACCAACTAGAAGCTAAAATAAGACAAGATAATTTAGACAATGTAATTTATAGAATACATTGGGAGCTTGTAGGAATTGACTCTGAAAATTCAGATTATTGGTCAAATAGATTAGGAGCTGAGGATGTTAAATATATAGATGGCGAACCTTTTACACCTTATTCTGATTTAACTAAAGAACAAGTTGTTGGATGGTTAGATGGGTTATTGGATGTTGAAGTATTAAAAAGCAATATTGCGGCAAACATAGAAATAAAAAGAAATCCAATCGATGAAGCATTATCACCACCTTGGAATCAACAAGATAATATTGAAAATTAAATAAATAAAAATGAGCAAACTAGAGGAAAAAGAATTAAAATCTTTACAAGAAAATCAAGGCAAAATTAATCAAGTTGTATCTAATATGGGTGCAATATCTATTCAAAAAATTAACTTAGAAAAAACAAAGGAATCTTTACTAGGTGAATTGAAAAAAATAGAAGATGAGCAAAACGATCTTAAAAAAGAACTAGAGGAAAAGTATGGAAAAATCTCAGTTAATTTAGAATCTGGCGAATTTGAAATAATCCCTGAGGAAGCTGAAATAGTGAAATAATGGCTGTTATAAATGCCACTAGCTTTTTGTTGTTAAAAGATACAACAGTTATTGGGCATTCTAAAAGCACCGATTTTAATTTAAATTTAGATTTACCAGAATCAACTAGCAAAGACAGTTTAGGTTGGAAAGAAGTAATACCAGGTGTTAGATCTGGTACTTTAAATTGTGAGTGTTTAACTGATTATTCAGATGCTTTAAGTTTTGAGCAATTAGCCGACATGGTTATAACTAAACAAAAAGCAACATTCTATTTTAAAGACAATGTAAACCCAAAATTAATTGTTAGAGGTGAGGGGTTTATAAGCTCAGTTGATGAAACAGCCACTTTTGAAAATGCCACTAGTTTTAATGTTGAAATTAATTTAACTGGTATATTTTCAATAACTGATCCTAGTGTTGGATTAACATGGGATAATGTATTTGCTAAGTGGGAAGATATTGCCACAAACTGGGAAGATGTATAATTTTTTTATTTGTATATTTGTCTAAGATTAATAATTAAAAAAAATATAAATGGCTACAACTGGCGTATTTAACGGAACTGACCTTTTACTAAAATTAACTGATGGCACATCAATAGCGACATCTACTATTATCGGACATTCAACATCATGTTCACTTTCACTTTCTAATGATTTGCCAGAGGCAACTACAAAAGATAGTGCTGGTTTTCAAGAAGTTATTGCTGGTGTAAAAAGTGGTGAAATTTCTTTTGAGGGATTAATTGCTTATGATGATAATGCAAACCCAGTAGATTTTGCAGATATTCTTATAGCTCGTAGAGCTGTATCATGGACATTTGGAACTGCTGATGGTGATGATGCTGTATATTCTGGATCTGGATTCTTAAGCTCTGTTGAGATGAGTGCAGAAATGGAATCACCAGCAACATATAGTGGATCAATTACTGTAAATGGTGCAATTACTAAAGCATAATTTAGTAAATTCTAAATAAAACAAAAGGGGTGTAACTTAAGGAAACTACATCCCTATAAATATATTATTATGGCAAACAAGAAACGAGGTTATTATACCTTAAAACTAGGTGGGAAAATGCGAACAATGCATTTTTCAATGAATTTCTGGAGCAACTTTACTGAATTTTTACAAATACCATTAGACAAAATTGGTGATGCTTTTAGTGGTGGTATATCTATAAAGGCAATTATTGGTTTAGTTTATTCTGGTTTATTAGCTCATGATCAAGAACAAGGCAACGAAATTGATTATAATGAATTTAAAGTTGGAATGTGGCTTGAAGATTTTGATGCTGAAAAATTAAATGATGTTGTAACTGCAATGATGCAATCAAGAATATTAGGTAATGATCTTAATATGGGTGTTGCAAGAAATATTAAAAAAACTACAAAACCCACAAAAGAGGGAAAGTAAACAGCCAACTTGATTGGGATTCTTTATTAGATTTTTACATTGGTCAGGTTGGCATAAACCCAGATTCTTTTTGGAAAAATACTTGGAAAGAGAATCACCTATTAGGTGAATCATTTATGATTAACAACAATGCTAAGTGGGAAAGAGCCAGGTATATTGCAACCATGATTTATAACGTTAATTGTAATAAACAAGGGCAAATGATTACACCAGACAAATTGTTTCCATTACCACAAGATATTTATTTAGGCAAAGGAAAACCCAAGTCAACAAAAGAAAAGTTTTTAAGATTTAAAAATAAAGTCAAAGCAAAAAAGTCACTAAAATAGGTGGCTTATTTTTTTTGTATTTTTGATAAAAATTAATTCATGGCAAAGTTAAGATTAGATTTACAGCTAACTGGGTTTAAACAAGCATCTGGAAAACTAAAACAATTCGGCAATAAAATGAAGTCGGTTGGAGCTAGTATGCAAAGATTTGCATTACCATTAGCTATTGCTGGTGGTGCGGCTATAAAAATGGCATCAGATTTTGATAAAAACATAACTAAAATTGAGGCATTAGTTGGGCGAACTGGAAAAGAGTTAGATAGTTTTGCTGAGGCATCTAAAAGGATGGCAAACGAAACTGGTATATCATCAGCTAAAACAAGTGAAGCAATGTTTTTTATTGCATCTGCTGGTTTAGAGGGTGCTGATGCAATATCTGTTTTAGAAGCGGCATCAAAAGCTAGTGCATCTGGTTTAGGTGATGTTGCTCAAATAGCTGATTTAGCGACCTCAGCACTTAATGCCTATGGTAGTGAAACACTTTCAGCTGAGGGTGCAACAGATGTACTAACAGCGGCAGTTAGAGAGGGTAAATTAAGTAGTGAAGAATTGGCTGGTGCAATGGGTGGTGTTTTACCAATAGCATCTAATTTAGGTGTTAGCTTTGATGAGGTTGGTGCAACTTTAGCGGCAATGTCAAGAACTGGAACTAATGCGGCAAATGGTGCAACTCAGCTTAATAGTATTTTAGCTGGCTTATTAAAACCTACAAATCAAGCCGAAGATGCACTTAGATCAATGGGATTGTCAAGTAGTGGATTAAAACAACAAATAAAAGATGAGGGGTTATTATCTGTTTTAGAAACTTTAAAAACAGAATTTGATAAAAATAGTGATGCGGCGGCTCAAGTGTTTCCAAACATTAGAGCTTTAAAGGGTGTTTTAGATTTAACTGGTAAATCAGCTGAAACGACCAAAATTATATTTGATAAATTGGCAGTTGCTCAAGGATCAACTAAAAAAGCATTTGATGCAACATCAAAAAGTGCATCATTTAAATTAAAAAAAGCATTAAATGGAGCTAGAGAATCTTTTGCTCAGATGGGATCTGTTTTGTTAACTGGTTTATTGCCAGCAATACAAAATATAACTGGTGTTATAACTAATTTATTTACAAAGTTTACAAATTTAGATGGTGTTACTCAACAATTAATTTTAGGTGCTGGAGCTTTAATTATAGCATTGCCAACATTACTTGGTTTATTTGGTACATTAACTGGTGTTGTAGGTGCTTTATTATCACCTATTGGTTTAGTTGCCGCTGGGTTAGCTGGTATTGCTTATATAATAGCAACAAATTGGGGTGAAGTTGCACCAGTTTTAGTTGGGTTATATAATAGATTTGTTGATTTATATAATTCATCATTAGGGTTAAGAGGTGCAATATTTGGATTAGGTGCAATATTTAAAACAGTTTTTATAGGTGCTAAAACTTTAGTTTCAGAGTTTAGTAATTTATTCACTACTATGTGGAAACTTATTAAAGAATTTTCTGAGAAGGGAATGAATGGTGATTTTTTAATGATTTTAGCTGGTGGTTTTAATAAAGGCGAACAAATTGCAAAAGATGGTGCTGATGAAATTGGTAATGCTTTTGTTGATGGGTTTGTTGGTGCTATTGGATCAAAGCTAGAGCATAAAACAGTTGATCAATTAAATACAGCACTTACTAATGCTGGTGATTCGGTTAAAGGTTTATATACTAATTTTTTAGATCAAATTGGTATTGGATCTGGTGGTGGTGGTGGTGGTCAATCCGAAGATGAAAGTGGTGGTGGTACTGGAGTGAAAGCTGTTGAGGACATAAAAAAAGTTGAAGGTCAAGCGGAAATATTAAAACAGAAATTTTTAGGATTAGCATTAACATCTAATATGGTTGGTGAGGAAATTAGCAATGCTTTTATGGGTGCATTTGAATCAATGTTAGAGGGTGAAAACTTTTTTAAATCATTGATAAAAGGTTTAATGGCACTAATAAAAAAATTAGTAGCGGCGGCAATAGCGGCATTTGTACTATCAACAATACTAGGTGGTTTGGGAATTGGTGGTATTGAAAAGGGTGCTGGTGGATTTAAAAAAATGTTTGGTAAATTAAGTGGTATTGGTGAATTTGCAAAGGGTGGTATTGTATCTGGTCCAACTCTTGGATTGATGGGTGAATATCCTGGAGCTAGAAATAACCCAGAAGTTATTGCACCCTTAGACAAATTAAAGTCAATGATCGGTGATCGAGGTGGCTCATCTAATGTCCAAGTAAGTGGGCAATTTGCACTTAAAGGACAAGATCTAGTTGTTGCATTACAAAGAGCAGACAGAAACAGAAACAGAATTAAATAATGGCATACGAGGTAAAATTTAGATTAGAGTTTTCTGATGACTTAGAAAATGGCAAAAAAATAGAAATATTAAAAAATGGTTATAGTGATACTGGACCAGTATATGATTTGATTGGAACTAGTGATCCAGTACAGATTAGCTGGGATCAAGATGATAATTTTTATGATCCTATAATTGGCTCAACTTGTCAAATAAATCTTTTTGTTACAGATACAACAAATTATGATGATTTTTATATTGCTGATGAGAGAGAATATAAAATTAAAATATCTTATAAAGATTCTAGTAATAATTATCAAACATATTGGCAAGGTTGGTTATTAGTAGATCAATTTCAAGAAGCAGTTACATCAACTCCTTTTCCTATAACTTTAAGAGGTTACGATGCTTTAGGTAGTTTGGGTGGCTTTACACA